TGAAAAGAAGGTACAGCAAGTCCTCCCAAAAACCGGGGAAGGTATTTTAAATACTCTTCCTCGGGCAGGAAGGTCTTAAATCTTCTCTCCCAACGGGTAGAAAAGATCGGTACGCTTGGAGCAAAATCTCCAGCGAGCCATGCAAGCATTCCTTGAACAGAGAATGCTTTGCCTATAGCGGGATTAGGTTCGTCCTTTCCCGCACACTCCTTCGAACAAGGAGAGAAGAGACGCATTTTCATCGCATCGATGTGAATGTGCTCTTCATAGGGAATGGCACTAAATGCCACTTCTCTCCCCCAGATCTGATTAGGTCGTAAGCCCCTGAAGAGGTTCATTTCTTCAGAGTAGAACTGACCGATCGTACTGATATAGTTATGGGATGAAGATACTTTCATCCCGTTCCTCGTATGACTTCGGGTAATACCACGAAGGTACGTCTCCGGGCCTTGGGCTGTATGGTCATCACCAATACAGACAAAGTGTCTCCACCTCGATAGTGGAAATCCGTGAGATTTTCGAAGCCGATTATAGAAATCGTCATCGGAACTTTCCAACATGTTCCAATGGAACCTGAGGAAAGCCTCTCCCTCTGCACATAGATTGTGCAGCGTTAGAGTTAATTTTGCGCCTGGTTCTCCCATTAGGATGCCCCGACGCGTGGTCTGATCAAGATAATCCTGGTTCGGCCCTTCATAGACTCTCCCAGAGCAAAGAATATCTTTACAAATCTGGAAGTATTGGTCTTGAGTTCTGTCGATGGATCTTAGTAATCCGTCGAGCATAGATCTACTGTATTCATGGGTACAGTAGTCCGTAGCTGTTTCGAGATCGCTACTTAAGAAGTGGCACTCGAAACCGTAAGGAGGCTCTTTAAATGAGAGTCCTTTACACCATTCAAATAGCTGCCAACCATAGGTTAAGCCTTTGTTTGCAGATGGATGATTTTTCAAAACACCTATTAAGTGATGCGAAAATGGTTGAAGAATTTCTGTGATGAAATCTTCTCCTACGGTAATAATCCGAGCTTTCCCACCGGGCTCCCCGATGGTTGAAGCTCGAATCGAGCTGGGCTTCCCTAGCTCAAGCCGACCGGTTTTATAATAGGAACCCCTTATACAACCGTTATCAATTGCATCCTCAATTGAAAATTGAAGCAGTTGATACCCAGTCACGGAATCTAACCCGTGAATGGGGTCTTGGTATTTGAAATTTTCAGTATCGAGAACCATATTTTCGGAGGACTCTCCAAAAATATCGGTTGGTCTATGGATTATTTCCTCACGGCACATAGTTTGCCATAAGGGAACCCCGGCTTTAAGCCAATACCTTTTTCCAAACCATGTCTCGCCGAGAAAATCTCGGTCTGGGACATAGAGCAGATATTGTCGAAATTTTATTCGATATTGAGCTACTCTACCTCCTTCACTCACGGACGAGTCTATACTCGCGCTTGATGTTAAGGAGATGTGCGATTCGGATCTCTTTATATCCGCACCGCAGTTAATAGAAGTCCTGCCTATTTCAAAGGCAAGCTTCTCGAGAATTTTGCACCGAATCGGTGAAATTTCAGGTTTCGAGAAGAGTGTTCTTGAATGTTTTTCAATAGCACGTTCCCTGGTGGACTTTCCGCCAGCAGGGGTACTTCTCGTACTTGTGAGGTGGCAAATCCGAGTTCCCTCGGTTTTTGTCATCACACCATTTTCCCACACCGAGGAAAGCCACGGTGTGAGAGCAGCCCAGATTTTAGGTATTCCAAGATCTTGCCGCTCGGATCCAAACCCAGGAAAATCTTGGGGATCCTCTGGCCTTTCAGTTTTCGACTGAATTGATAGCCATTTCAGAAGCTTACAAAATTTCTTCCATTCAGATGTCATCTGATCAGCAGAAAATACAGCTTTCGAGTATGCCCATCTCATCAACTTGATGAAATGTGCGTTTCCGTACCATGATCTAATTTGATCTGGTGAGGAGGCCAAGAGGCAATCTTTGATTGCTTCAACAGCATTCGTTAGTCTCTTAAGTCCATAAGAGTTTAACTTGATAATTTTGAGGACAACGTCCTTTGAAAGAAACGGAAGAATCTCCGTTACTCTCTTTATCTTTGATTGCTCGGTTTCAAACCGACCAAATCTACCTATATGGGAAGCCAATGGCTTTCCTATATAGTCCTCAAGAGCATTGGCAAGGCCAATGGGTCTGAGGTTTTCTGATTTTAGCGGATCAGATACCTGAGGATGCTGTGCAGTAGTTTGCACGGAGCTTGGTACTTTCATGAACTGAGAGAAGCCTGAGCCACTTTGGTTCATAAAAGCTCTTTACAA